TCTAAAGTTAAGAAGATGATTAAGGATTTGATTGTTCGTTTGATGGAAGAAGCGAATGAGGAGGCCGAGCACAAGGGCTGGTGCGACACTGAGCTCTCGACAAACGAGCAGACTCGAAAAGAGAAAACCGAGGCAGTAGAGACACTTCATGCTGAGATCGATCAGTTGGAGGCATCAATTGCCAAACTCACGGAGGATATCAAGGACTTGACACAGGCAGTGGCCGAGCTCGATGCAGCCATGTCCAAGGCCACAAAGCTCAGACAGGAAGAGAAAGCTAAGAACACCGAGACGATCAGCGATTCTGAAGAGGCTCAGGCCGCTGTTGCTCAAGCCCTCACTGTTCTTAAAGAATTCTATGCTAAGGCAGGAGAGGCCACTGCTCTTATCCAGGCTGAACCAGAGATTTTTGATTCACCGTACAAGGGCATGCAATCTGAGAACGGAGGCGTTGTTGGCATGCTTGAGGTGATCGAGTCAGATTTCGCTAGGCTGGAGTCGGAGACCAAGGCAGCAGAAGCGACTGCTCAGAAGGAGTATGACGAGTTCATGACTGAGTCCAAGGTCGACAAGCAGAAGAAGTCTACAGCCATTGAGCACAAGACTGCCAAGAAGCAAGATCAGGAGCAAGCACTCACCACCAAGAAGGAAGACCTCGAGGGGACACAGAAGGAGAAAAAACTTATTAATTAAACAATCAAATTGAGGGGAAAACTATTATGGGATTTCAAGTATCACCAGGCGTACAGGTCAAAGAAATTGATCTAACAAACGTCATCCCAGCCGTATCTACATCTATTGGTGGATTCGCTGGACACTTCAACTGGGGCCCGTCTGAGGAAGCTGTATTAGTTTCTTCGGAAAAAGAATTAAGTGAAACATTTGGAACACCCAATGCAGACACTTACAAATCTTTTTTAACGGCAGCCAGTTTTTTAAAGTACACTAATGCTTTGTACGTTAGCCGAGCTGAACCATTAGCGGCACGCAATTCGGTGTGGAGCACAAAGGAAGCTGATCAAGCAATTATTGCTTCACCTATATCAAATGAAGAAGATAGCAGAACAAGTGCTGATGCTATTGCCTTTGGAAGATATTTTGGTGCTAAAGGTAACAGCATTAAAATACACATGGCGGTAGCCGCAGTCGATCCTGGAGATCCTACTGACAGTGTTGAATCACAAGGCCGATTCGCTTCACTTGTCGCACAAGACTTGGTAAGCGACTTAGCAGGAACAACCTCTTGGGGCTTAGACAATGTAGATTCTAACGCAAACGACGAAATTCACATTATTGTTGAAGATGTCGGTGGAGAAATTAGTGGAACTAAAGGAGCAATATTAGAAATATACGAAGGTTTATCGATGTATTCTGACGCTCTTAAAAATGGTGGTACAAACTATTACGAGACCGTAATCAATCGTGACTCTAAATATATTTACGTTAATAACACAGGTTTTAAAGCACTGTGGACGGGTAGCGATACCGCAGCAGTCCCAGGAGATTCTGGTTTAACCGTTGATTCGACATCTGGTGTACAAAAGAAATTTGGTGATAACATCGCTGAAAGTGGCGTTGCAACGGTAGGAACAGTTACAAACGGCACATCCTCAAATCGTAAAGTTGGTACATACACTGTTAAAATAGCAGACTCGTTTACTAGTTCAAACGGTTCTGGTAAAGGTGCTGAATTTAGTATTACAGTAGCTACTGGCGGAGTTGTTACAGACGCTGATATTACTATTGTAAAACCTGGAGTTGGTTTTGTAGCGGGTGAAACAATTACTGTTACAGATGATGCTTTAGGTGCTGGAGGAGGTACGTCCCTATCGTTTAATGCTGCAACTATCGGTAAGCTTGCTTTGGAAGGTACACTAAGAAGTGGTGTCGATGGAACTGTTGGAACTGGCGCTGTTAGTAGTGCTCTTGATTTCCTAGCAGATGTAAATGTAGTAGATGTAAATCTATTATTTGCAGAACAAACTGATGACAGCGTACTTGTTCCAAATAAGATTATTGAAATTGCCGGCACAACTCGTAAAGACTGTGTAGGATTCATTTCGTGTGATACTACTAGTGATGATGAAACAGAAGTAATTTCTGATTTCTCAACACTTAGTTCAACCTCTTATGTTGTACTCGATTCGAGTTCAGTTTATGTTTATAATAAGTATACAGATCAATACCAATATATACCGGCTGCCGGTCATATTGCAGGTCTTTGCGCAAGAACAGACAGTACTAACGATCCTTGGTTCTCACCAGCAGGTTATAGCCGTGGTCAACTATTAGGTGTAAGTAAACTAAAATTCAATCCTAATCAGGTTGAAAGAGATGCTCTTTATAAGAAAGGCATCAATCCAATAGTTGCTCAGCCTGGTCAAGGTATTCTTCTCTTCGGCGATAAAACGTATCAAAAGAAACCTTCTGCGTTTGATAGAATTAACGTACGTAGGCTATTCATTGTTTTAGAAAAAGCAATTTCAACAGCATCTAAATTTCAGTTATTTGAATTAAACGATGAGTTTACCCGCGCGATGTTCCGTAATATGGTTGAGCCATTCTTACGCGATGTTAAAGGTAGACGTGGTATCAATGACTTCTTAGTTGTTTGTGATGAAACAAACAATACAGGAAACATTATTGATACTAATCGCTTTGTAGCTGATATTTACATCAAACCGGCTAGATCAATTAACTTCATTACACTTAACTTTATTGCAACACGCACCGGAGTTGAATTTAGTGAGATTGTTGGTACAGGAAACTAATATAAATAAAGAAAGGAAACAACTATTATGGCAACTGTAGACAACTTTAAATCAAAACTAATTGGTGGCGGCGCAAGAGCAAATCTCTTCAAAGCAACATTAACATTTCCAGGATACGCTGAAGGTGATGCTGAATTATCTTCATTCATGTGCAAAGGAGCACAAATGCCTGCAAGTGTAGTCAACAACATTGAAATCCCTTATCGTGGACGTCAATTGAAAATTGCCGGTGATCGAATATTCGAAAACTGGACAGTAACTATTATCAACGATTCTGGTTATGAAATCAGAAACTCAATGGAGCGGTGGATGAATGGTATTAACGAACACGTGGCTAACACTGGTCTAGTTAATCCTAATGATTACACATCTGATCTTTTCATTGATCAACTTGATAAAGCTGGTGCAACTACTAAATCGTACACAATCAGAGATGCATTTCCAGTAAATGTATCAGCGATTGATGTAAGTTACGATTCAGCAGACACAATTGAAGAATTCACTGTTGAGTTTGCTTACCAATATTGGGAGTCAAACACCACAACTTAAAGTTTTAACTAAGATATATACAATAAGCGGAGGTCCAAACCCTCCGCGTATTGTTGTATAAATATTATTATGGAATTATTCGGATACGACATTAGCAAAAAAGTATCGGCCAAGCAATCGGCTCGAGAAGAAAAAATCATTTCGCCTATACCTAAAGTTAGCGATGATGGTGCAACAAGTGTTGCAGTAAGTGGAGGAGGATACTATGGAAGCGTTTTAGATCTATCTAACACCGAAGCCATTTCTGATCATGATCTGATTGTTAAATACCGAGATGCAGCGTTACAGCCTGAGTGCGATGCTGCAGTAAACGATATCGTAGATGGAGCTATAGCGACAGGAGACACATCAGCACCTGTTAGTTTACACTTAGAAGATTTAAAACAACCTGCAAGTGTAAAAAAAGGAATATTAAAAGAATTTGCGAAGATTATAGAATTGTATGACTTCAATCAAAAAGCATCAGATTATTTTAGAGACTGGTACATTGATGGTAGGGCTTACTTTCATGTTATCATTGATAAAGACAACCCTCAAAAGGGTATTGTAGAGTTACGTCCAATCGAATCTACACATATAAGTAAAGTAAAGGAAATCGAAACAAAAAGAGATAAAAAGACTGGTGTTGAATACGAACACGTTGCTGATGAATACTTTGTATATTCAAATGGATTAAAAGGTGACTCTACTTCTGGAATTAAATTTGCAAAAGATGCTATTATTCAAATTACGTCTGGTCTTTTAGATTCTCATAAAACACGCTCAATAGGTCACTTACATAAATCTTTAAAACTAGTAAATCAGTTAAGATACATGGAAGATTCTTTAGTGGTTTATAGGGTTTCAAGAGCTCCTGAACGTAGAATATTTTATGTAGATGTAGGTAACTTACCTAAAGGCAAAGCCGAAGAATACGTGCAACAAGTCGTATCGAGATATAGAAACAAATTAGTGTATGATGCATCTACTGGAGACATCAGTGATGATCGTAGACACATGTCTATGTTAGAAGATTTTTATCTACCGCGAAGAGAAGGTGGTAGAGGTACTGAAATTAGTACGCTACCAGGTGGAGATAACCTTGGTCAAATAGAAGATGTACAATTCTTTCAAAAGAAATTGTATAGGTCTTTAAACGTTCCATTAGCAAGATTAGAACAAGAAAGCGCCTTCTCAGTTGGTAGAGCAAGCGAAATTACTCGTGAGGAAGTCAAATTCCAAAAGTTCGTCGATAGACTAAGGAAAAAATTCTCTTTCATGATTATAGATGCCTTAAGAATTCAATTAATACTAAAAGGTATTATAACAGAATCAGATTGGTACGAAATGAAAGAGTACATTACAGTTGATTATTTAGAAGATAATTACTTTGCTGAAATGAAAGAATTTGAAATTCTTAGAGAGCGTTTAGAAATGGCACAACAAATGGACGATCTTTTAGATAAGGGATTTGTTTCTAAGAAATACATTCGTCAGACAATATTAAAACAGACAGAAGAAGATATTGAAAGGCTAGACACCGAAATAGAAGATGAAGGTGGAGGCGAAGACGGCGAAGAAGATGACATGGATTTCTAATCAACAAAGGTTGATACTATAAAGGCTGCTCATTAGCCTTTCAAAAACTAAAATATTATAAATAGAATCATGAAAGCAGAAGAAATATTTAAGGGTATAGTTACTAATAACCCTGTTAAATCCGCCAAAGCATTTGGTGAAGGAGTGCGTGAAAAATTAGATAGCGCGCTTGAAGTTCGTAAAGTAGGTCTTACATCATCAATATTTAATAAAACGATCGAAAAATGAAATTAATCACAGAACATTTAGATTCTAATATTGGCTACGTTACAGAAGCTAATGAAAAAGGCGAAAAGAACGTATACATCGAAGGTGTATTTATGCAAGCCGAAAAACAGAATCGTAACAATAGAATTTATCCTAAAGATGTATTAGCTGAAGCAACAGCTAAATACGTAAAGGAGCAGGTTGTAACTGGTAGGGCAGTTGGTGAATTAGATCACCCACAAGGACCTCAGATCAACCTTGATAAAGTTTCACACAGAATTACCGAACTTAAATGGAACGGTAATGATGTTGTTGGAAAGGCGCTGATACTAGATACACCTATGGGTAAAATAGTGAAAGGGCTCGTCGAAGGCGGGTGCAAGTTAGGCGTCTCTAGTCGTGGTATGGGAACAGTTGAGGAAAAAGGAAAAACATCATTTGTTAAGAACGACTATGTTCTTGCAACTGTTGACATTGTCCAAGATCCAAGCGCTCCATCAGCTTTTGTTGATGGCATAATGGAAGGCGTCGAATGGATTTGGGAAAATGGAATTCTAAAGCCTCAGCAAATTGAAGAATATGAGACTGAAATTAAAAAGGTACCACTTGGGCGGATTAGTGAAGCTCAAGAGAGAATCTTTAGTGATTTCCTCTCCAAACTCTAATTCATAATAAGGAAACTTAATAATATGTCAAACGATAACGAAGAACAAATCGTTGAAGATGTTGAAGAAAAAGATCTTGTTGAGAATCAGGAGCTTGAAGTTGAAGAAACAGAAGAGGTTGTTGAAGAAACAACTGAAGATGTTTTAGAGGAGACTGAAGTTACTGACGAACAACCTTTATCTGATGCGGTCTTAAACGTACTACTTGGTGAAAAAACCAAGAAAGAAGAAACGGAAGAAGAAGAATCCGAAGAAGAGGTAGAAGAAGAAGAAGAAGAATCCGAAGAAGAAGTAGAAGAAGCTAAAGAAGTAAAAGAAGAGGAAGAAGAATCTGACGAAGAGGAAGAGGAAGAAGAATCTGAAGTTGCTGAAGAAGTCGAAGAAGAGGAAGAAGAATCTGATGAAGTCGAAGTAGACGAAGAAGAGGAAGAAGAATCTGATGAAGACGAAGACGAAGTAGAATTACCTGAAGTGAAAACAAAGGCTGGTTATCTAGCATCTAGTTTTGATAAGCTGAAAGGTATGAAAAAGACAGAACTTGTTAGTGCATTTAATGCATTAAACATGACTGAGGAAGATGAAGACGAAGTAGAAGTTCCAAAGACTAAAGCTGATATTATAAACTCTGTTTATGGTCAACTTAAGGCGATGAAGAAGGACGACTTAATGGCTTCATACCAATCAATCATGGCATCACAATACCAAAACGTTAAGGAAGAAACAGAAGCAGATCTTTTTGCTGATGACCTTAAAGTTTTAGCTAGTGCTGATCAAGAATTGACTGAAGACTTCAAAGAAAAAGCTTCTATCTTGTTTGAAGGTGCTGTCGCAAATAAAGTGGCTGAGATAAAAGAATCGTTGGAAGCTGAATACTCAGAAAATCTACAAGAAGAAGTTACTTACGTTCGTGAGTCTCTTGTTACTAAGATTGATGATTATCTTTCATACGTTGTTGAATCTTGGATCGAAGAAAATCAAGAGTTTGTTGATAACAAACTTCGTACAGAAATTTCAGAGAATTTCATGAAAGCGCTGCAAAGTACTTTCACCGAACATTACATTGAAGTTCCTGATTCTAAAGTTGATCTTGTTGATGAACTTTCAGACGAAGTCGCATCAATCAAAGAATCTTTAGAGATTGCTAACACAGAAAAATCTCAACTTGCTAGTCAAGTCGAAGAACTTTCTCGTGAAAAGGTTATCTCTGAGGCAACTAGTGATTTAGCTTCAACACAAGCTGGTAAATTCAATAAACTTCTTGAAGAAGTTACATTTGAAAGTGCTGAGCAGTTTGCTGAAAAGGTAGCAACTATCAAAGAAGGTTTCTTTTCAGAGTCAGCTTCAACCGAAGAAGTCTCTCAATTGGACGAAGACAAATCCGTTACTACAAATGTAGAAACAATCGTAGAAGGTCAAGTAGATGCTAACGCAAATCTTCCAAAAGATATGCAAAAGTATGTTCAACACCTTTCACGATTTAACCCATAATCAAATAAACTAAAATTCTAACAACAAAAAGGAATTATTTAAAATGTTAAACGCAGAAAAAGAAATTAAAAAGTGGGAGCCAGTATTAGAACATGCTGACGCCCCAGCGATCACAGATCGTTACAAGAAAGCTGTAACAGCTAAACTTCTTGAAAATACCGAAAAGGCTATTAAAGAAGAAGCAGCTCATTCAAGCTATTCTTTGACCGAAGGACTAGGTACAGATACTTCATCTGGTAATATGCCGGGCCAAGGAGCTGGATTTGATCCAATCCTTATCTCATTAGTTCGCCGTGCAATGCCAAATCTTATTGCTTATGATGTAGCAGGTGTCCAGCCAATGTCTGGTCCTACTGGTCTTATCTTCGCAATGGAACCACGCCATGAGTCTAACTCAACAGCTGGTATCACAACTGCAGACTCTGCAGCATTCGCAGCAGGTGTAGAACCTGGTGATGTTGCTGGTGCAGGTACAGGTACTAACACTGGTGATACTGGTGTATTCAACTCAGACGTTACAACAGATGCTTCTGCAGAAACTATTTTCGATGCCGACAATATCGGTTTCGACGTAGAAGCTGCTGAAGACGTTAACGTCGCTGGTGAAATGGGTTTCACACTGTCCAAGACAGTTGTTGAAGCTAAAACACGCCAACTCAAAGCTGAATACACAATGGAAATGGCACAAGACTTGAAAGCAGTTCATGGTCTTGACGCTGAAGCCGAATTGGCTAACATCCTATCTGGTGAAATTCTCGGTGAAATCAATCGTGAAGTTATCCGTACAATCATCAAACAAGCTAAGCTTGGTGTAACTGGTGTCCAAAACACTGCTAAGTTAGACCTATCAGCAAGTAATGATTCAATTGGCCGTTGGGCAGTTGAAAAATATCAGTACCTTGCATTCGCTATTGAGAAAGAAGCAAACAAGATTGCTGAAGAAACACGTCGTGGAAAAGGTAACTTCGTTATCTGTTCTTCAAACGTAGCTTCTGCTCTTGCTGGTGCTGGTAAGTTAACATTCGGTGGCGATGGCTCCTTGAATGTAGACTCAACTGGTAACACATTTGCTGGTCTTCTTAATGGATCGCTTAAAGTGTATGTTGATCCATATGCTGGCGGTGATTACGCAGTAGTAGGTTATAAGGGAGATAGTGCTTATGATGCAGGTTTATTCTACTGCCCATACGTACCTCTTACAATGATCAAAGCAGTTGGAGAAAATACTTTCCAACCTAAGATTGCATTCAAGACTCGTTACGGAATCGCAGCAAACCCATTTGTAACAGCAAGTGGCGGAGCAGCTGGTAACACATCTAACTTGAATCAATACTACCGTAAGTTCGGTGTTGTTGGTATCTAATTAGATATCGGTTAAAGCAACCTTTAAACTTAAAGAGGAGTTCTTCGGAGCTCCTCTTTTTTGCGTTATAAATAGATATATGGCAGGAACAAACTTAACAAGCAATATCAATCTTTTAGC